CCTGGTATTGGCAAAACTACAATCGCAAAGGCATTATGTAACGAACTGGGGGCAGATTATTATGTCATCAACGGATCCGACGAAGGGCGTTTCTTGGATACTGTACGGAACCAAGCAAAAAACTTCGCTTCGACCGTCTCACTTACGGGATCTTCTAAACACAAAGTCATCATCATCGATGAGGCGGATAACACAGGCAACGACGTACAACTCTTACTACGGGCGAATATTGAGGCATTTTATAACAACTGCCGATTCATCTTCACATGCAACTATAAGAACAAAATTATCGAACCTCTTCACTCCCGATGTGCAGTTATTGACTTCACAATCAAAGGAAAGCAAAGAGTTCAACTTGCAGGTTCTTTCTTTCAACGACTTCAATCAATCTTGGATTCGGAAAAGATTGAGTACGATCAAAAAGTCGTTGCGGAACTGGTATCAAAACATTTCCCTGATTTCCGAAGAGTTCTAAATGAAATCCAGAGGTATTCTACTGGTGGTAAGATTGACTCTGGCATTCTTGCTTCATTTTCTGATGTATCTGTAAATGAACTTATCAAATGTCTAAAAGAAAAAAACTTTACTGAAGTTCGTAAATGGGTTACTGCTAATCTTGATAATGATTCTTCTGTAATTCTTCGTAGAGTTTATGATGCTCTCTATGATACTCTTATTCCTGCTTCTATTCCAGCAGCAGTTCTTATTATAGCTAAATACCAATATCAAATTGCCTTTGTTGCTGACCAAGAAATTAATCTTCTTGCAGCATTAACTGAACTAATGGTGGAGTGTGAATTCAAATGAACGTAAAACTAATTCGTATGTGGTCTGGTGAAGACGTTATTACAGACCAAGTTGGAGATTTGACGGATACTATTGTTATTCGTAATCCAATCGTTGCTATTCCTGCTGGAAATGGTCAGATGGGATTTGCCCCCTGGTCTCCTCTTTTAAAAGATAAAGATATAGATTTGGAGGTAACTAAAAAATATATTGTTTATATTTCGGAAGCACAAGAACAGATTGTCGAGCAATATGAGCAAATGTTTTCCGTGATTAAATCTCCAAGTAAAAAGTTGATTGTTTGATAATGATTATTTCTGAACAAGATGCTCAATGGGCTGCAGATGAGTTTATTAAATATTTCTCTCAGATGGGAAATATTGAAGATTATCTGCGTTTTGTGAAGAAAGAAGTCATTCGCGGAACTAATACGCTTGCACCACTTCATGATGAGTTCTTCAATGAAGATATTCATCCTGAAGACATGGAGTTTGATATTAAGTTTATTGGAGATAGATTCCAACAGTCACTGCCACAAGAACACTACAACACTCTTTTGAGAGCAGTATCTTCTCATAATAATGAATCGAATATTCCTGGAAGAGAACTTCGTTGGATGGTGTTTGAAAAGAACACTAGAAAAGTCCTTGGCTTCATTCGCTTTGGGTCTCCCACTATTAATTCAAAACCAAGAAATGAGTGGTTAGGTAAAGTCCCTAATCTTTCCATCTTCAATCGCCATGCCGCGATGGGTTTCGTAATTGTTCCATCTCAACCATTTGGATACAACTATCTTGGTGGTAAACTTCTTGCACTTCTTTGTTGCTCTCATTATGCAAGAGAAACTCTTAATGAAGTATTTGAGAAAGATATTGCTCTATTTGAAACTACATCTCTCTACGGTTCTACTACAGATGCATCGCAGTATGACGGATTAAAACCATTTATGAGATATAAAGGTCTGACGGAAAGTAAGTTTCTGCCACTTCTTCATGACGAAGCATTCCATACTTTACATGATAGATTTACTCTTCTTAATAACAATACTCCTCTTACTGATAATAAAGCGTCTTCGAAAAAGATGAAACGTCAGACAAAGATGATTTCTATTATTCGCAAATCTCTACAAGACAAAGAAAAACTTGATGAATTTAATGAGATAATTAATGCAGCATTTGCGCTTACTCAAAAGAAGAGAACTTATTTTTGTGAGTATGGATATTCAAACGTTCGTGAAGTAATTCTTGGAGAACAAGAAGAACTTATTCGTGGTCCAAATTGGGACAAGTTTTATCTGGAAAACATTATTTCTTGGTGGAAGAATAAAGCAACTAAACGATACAAAAAACTTAAGGAAGAGGGTAGGTTTAGAACAAAAGTTGAACTTTGGACCGATGATGACGACATTCAAATTATACGATGACTTACGAACTTAAAGATTGGTTGAACTCAGTTAATTTTACTAAAGAAGATTTATCTGAAGATATTTCTTCTTATCCCCCATATATTATCAATCGTTGTCTGTCAGGACACATTGATTGTGTGATGTATGCCAATGAGATGAATATGCACCATCAACTCGATAAAGATATGCAATATTCGTTTTATCTAAATATTCTTAGGAAACGGAAGAGATTTTCTCCCTGGCTCCGAAAGGATAAAGTCAAAGACTTAGAATGTGTAAAACAATACTATGGTTATAGTAATGAAAAAGCATCTCAAGCACTGAAAATCCTGACACAAGAACAACTTACTTTCATTAAAAAACGACTTGATATTGGAGGAACAAAATGACTACTACGGTAGAACCTACTGTTGAATGGTCTCAGGACCAAATGGTAGAAGTAATTCTTAATGAACCTGATGACTTTCTGAAAGTTCGTGAAACTTTGACTCGCATCGGAGTTGCATCGAGAAAGGAGAAAAAACTGTATCAATCTTGCCATATTCTTCATAAGCAAGGTAGATATTTCATCGTTCACTTTAAGGAATTGTTTGCGCTTGATGGCAAACACGCAAACCTAACGGTGAATGATGTACAACGCCGTAATCGTATTGTCCGTCTTCTTGCCGACTGGGGACTTATTACGGTAGTTAAAGAAGACTCTGTAACTGACATTGCTCCACTTAACCAGATTAAGGTTCTTGCTTATAAGGACAAAGGTGACTGGATTCTTGAGCAGAAGTATAATATTGGTAAGAAAGGAAAAGCAGTAGAAACAGAATGAGAATTGGGGGGTTGTCACCCCTCTTTTTTTGTGCTATGATATTTGAGTTCGCACCAATTAGTATTCAGCGTGCAATGCTCTTGTTAGTATTCATTTCATAATACTTACCGAACAAATACTTATTAGTATTCATCAAGAAATACTCCAGTTAGTATTCACCCCTTAATACTTGAAAAATTTTATGAAAAAATTTATTGTTTGTGACGTTGGTAATAAAACTACTTATGTTTTTATTCCAGAAACAAAAAAGCATTATCAAATCTCTACGGAAGAATTTGTTGGGTTAAATATCCCAGAATTGAATGGGCATAATATTGTTATCGAAGATGCTCACATTAGATCTCAGGAAGATAACAGTCTTGCTCAGAGTTGGACGATTAATCAGCTGAAGAAATTGAGATCTGTTGCTGATTCAAAGAATATTAAAATTCTTTGTTTCCCCCAAAAAGTTACGCCGAAAGCAAGAAAGATTGCATCAATTGCAGTTCGTCCAGAACTCATTGATAAGCATGACAAAAATGATATTGAATCAATTGCATTTTATCTTCAAGAATTTCCAGAAGCATATAATTCACTAAAAGTTTTTGATCCAATTACATATGAAGATTTTGAGAAAAAAGTTTCCCACATCTATCAAGATAGAGATGTTCTGACTGAAGATTCAAATACCGCTAGAAATGAGCAATATGGGATTAAAACTGATTATGAAGATGCGGTAACTTCGTGGATTAAAAAGTATATTTCTATTCTAGCCTTTAATCTTGACAATGAAACTAGACAGTGGGCTGGTCTCGAAGTGAATGCAAAGGGATATGCATTAAAACCTGGACTCCTCAATTACACTAGTGATAAACTAAAGTTTATTTACGGAGTTATTAATACCATTCTTACTCCTGTTGGAGAACTAAGACTAAGATCTGATATTAATAAACCTCCGCATTGGAAATATGCTAAGCAAGTTTATTTTGGATTGACTCCATATCATATGCACGCTGGCGTAACTGCATCAAATTATAAGTATCATAAGCGCAAGGCTGGATCTTCTTGTAAATTGAGTATGAGTCTTGAATCTAAAAATGCAGTTAAAACTGTTGATGATGTTCGTGAAATTAGAGAAGCAATGAAAGTATCTGATAGACACCTTCGCACTCTTTGGAGGACAGCACGTAAACTGATTATCGAAGATGGTCTCCGTTAGTATTCAAAGGGAAATGCTCTGGTTAGTATTCAAGTCCCAATATTCAATCATCTTCAAATCTTTAGTTAGTATTCACTATGTAAAACTCTTGTTAGTTTTCATCGCATAATACTCAAATTAGTTGATATTCAAGACGTAAAACTTTCATCAGTTTTCATGCCGTAATATCCGAAATAAAAGATGAGGGTTTCCGACCCTCCTTTTTTATGCTTTCTTGTATAATTAGTAATGGATGCCGTAAGGGTCCACAAAACACAAACTCGCTTTTAAAGGAGCTACTATAATGACCAACCTTGCACGTTATACTGCGTCAGATCTTCCTGCTTTAATGGAAAGAATCACTCGCAATAGTATTGGAATGGATGAATATTTTGATCGTCTATTTAATCATCACGAAACTACTACAAATTATCCTCCTTATAATCTCATTCAAATAAATAATGTTGAATCCCATTTGGAACTCGCACTCGCCGGATTCAAAAAGGAGGAGGTAAATGTTTTCACAGAATATGGAAAACTTTTTGTCGAAGGACAGAAAGCAGATGCCGAAACGGATAGGACGTTTATCCACAAGGGAGTGGCTAGCAGAAGTTTTAAACGAGCGTGGACTTTATCCGACGACACAGAAGTCCGTGAAGTCACATTTGAAGACGGACTTTTACGGA